ATACTCATACAAGACAGTCCTTACATACCTGACTATGCACTAGCATTAGAGATATTATTGTTTGTTGCCTCTGTCGTATTTGTTTGGCTTGTATTAAACGTATTTGGTATTACTTTAGGGATAACATTCTTTGTTATAGTTTTTGCTTCTACGGCTTTCTATGGCGTTTATACGATACAAAGTGGTATATTAATAGATGTAACTTGGGCATTAATATCACAATTTATTACTGCAAGTGTTGCCTTCTACTTAAGATTTAGAGAACAATACAAGTTGAGACAACAAATAAAGAAACAATTTGAACATTACTTAGACCCAAGACAGGTTAAAGAATTACAAAAAAATCCTAGCTTGTTAAAGTTAGGGGGAGAAAAACGATATGCTACCTTTTTATTTACTGATGTTAGGGGATTCACATCTATGTCAGAGTCTCTTGAACCGGAAGACGTTACCTACATTATGAATAAAGCTTTGACTGCACAACAAAGTGCAGTGCAAAAACATGGTGGTATGGTAGACAAGTATATAGGTGATGCAATGATGGCAATATTTAATGCACCTATAGATCAAGACTTTCACGAAAACAAAGCTATAGATTGTGCTGTAGATATCCAGCGTAACATGGAAAGTTTAAACGTAGAGTTAGCGGATCGTGGTATTCCACCTGTA